GGACAACCTTGAACAATTTACAAATATAATTAAAGAAAACTATGTTTTGTTGTGTCACGCCACATGTTGACCTATGATCAACATGTGGTATGACACTTTATTTCATTTATTTTAATTGGAGTCTCATTGAGTGTTGGATTCCCAGAATATTTTTGATGAGCTTTGAAGCTGGGTGTTTTCCGCACTATAAATCCTCATCAATCTTTGCAGATTTAGAAGTGTTCTTTCCCTATTCTTAATTTCATTTGTCATTTTATCTATATAAGATTGCTTTGTGCTAATTGCTGGCAAATTTGTTATTGAGATTTTGACACCATTCTTATCTTTCTTCATTAATTTGTTCCAGATGTAGGAGAACTTTCGATCTTCTCTTGATTCAAACTCTAAGAATTCAAAATTGTTACCAACATGTCTACAATACTTATCAAAACTGCCAAATGTTTCAATCATTTGCATTTCAAAAAGATCAAGCATTTTATTGTACTTCAATGGATCAACATTATCTTCCTCTCTGTTCACCCCATAATCCATGAAGTATGTCTCCTCTTTGAAATCTGTAATGTTCACATCAAAATCCATTTCCAATAAATTCATTTCTAGAGAAGCTAGATTGTTTATCATGTTAAAAATTGTTGTGTTCGTGGTTTTCTGTTGTTCTTCAACAAATTTCATTGCAAATTTGAAGGGATCAAATGATTCATCTCTCACTACTTCTATCAGAACTTTCTTTTCTAAGTTGCTTTCAGTCTGTTTAGGGCATCTGACATTTATGAATCTCCTTAGCCACTGAAAAATGCTTTCAAACAGTTTTAGATTGTCAAATAAAACTAAACTTCTCCCTTTTAATTCCAATCCATGCAAGTTCTCATTCCAGTCACTGATGTTCATGTCTTCTCTCATGAAAGCTCTGAAATTGTAACCCCAGACTAACTCTCCCAATGAATCATTAGTGCTTAATCTTTGTTCATCCATTTTGATCAAATTGGACCAGAATAACTCATTGTCAATAGGTCTATTCATTAAGAAGGATCCCACAAAAATTAAAGAATTAGGAATCACTGCAAATTCTTTCTGCAACATGTCTGACACAATGTCATTTGCTGGTTTATCATAATCTATCTTTTTATCTTTTAATCCAATTGACAGTGCCACACCCCCTTGGTTTCTTTTTCCTTCATCAGCCCACATAAATCTTAAAGAATAATCTGACAAATCTAAAACTACATCATCTGATTCCTTTTCCATGTATATTAATCTGTTGTTCTCAAAAATGTCTGCAAATTCTTGGAAATTCCTCAATTCTGATATTCTGAAATCTCTTTGACCTCTGAATTTCTTGAAACTACCTACTCTAACACCTTTAGCAATCTTGCCATTATATTTAGCAGTTTTATCAATTTTCATGTCAGTGAGCAACCTAGTCATGGTTTTCCATGATTTTGTCAATCTTTTCAAGGATAATGTTTCCACACCTGTAACTGCATCGTCAAAGATGAATACTCTAAAAGGGTCACCATCAATGAAGATTCTGGCAATCCCTTCACCAACCCATGTTTTTAGTTTCCTTGAATAAGTTTGTTGCTTTTGCCAAACAAGGAGCACACCTTCTTTTGCCTCAAGCATGTCATCAATCATTCTCTTATATTTGTCTAGGTTGTTTGACTTCATGTAGTTCTGCATTATTGCCAAAGATTTTGTTGTTTTGTTATTCTTAAGAAAAAAGCTCATTTTGTCATTCTCCTTCATAATATTCTCAAACTGGAAACTTTTTAACACTTCTGCCATCTTCATTAACTTCTTTTCTTTAGTCAATGGACTTTCATTCACATATATCAAACTTGAATGTAATTTCTCCTTAATTGGTTGTATATTCACGCTAGTCACCAAAGATCCTATTGAATATGAAAAATTATGAATATATGACAATGAAATTACTCTCTCTATTGTTTTCTCAAACCCCAGCCCTACTGGCAATGGACCCAGAATAGTGTGCTTGACATCCCTTGATCTGAGACTACTGACAAAATTAAACAATCCAAATTCATCTTCATAGAACGGTGAGTCCTTATTGCTTATCACGCTTTGGTAACTGGGATTTATGAATGGATACCGCTTCATTATTTCAGTCAGCAGATTCCTTTTGGCTGTTAATGTGCCTTCAGTTCCCAATCCAAACCAGAAAGTCCTGAAAACATCCATTGGAGACACTGAGCTTTTCAAACCTCTTGGAATTTTTATTTGAAGAAATCTGAAAGCAATTCGTATTCTCATATTTTTGTACACCGTTGAGATTGACATATCTTTCAATTTTAACAGTGTTGCTTCATAGTGCTCTTTCTCAGGGTAGAGAAACTCCAGATCATCATCATTAAACCCTTCTTTTAATTCTATGTCATTTATGAATTTAATGAAGCTAGTCTTCTCTTTCTGATCCCTCAATAATTGTTTGTGGACTTGTGTTCTCTTTTCAGATGCCTCTTTTATGCTATCATTTTCATCAATCATTACATCCTCTTTCTTAGGTATCTCATCTCTAAAATACCTACCTTTCTTTGAGATACTTATACATGGCATAGTCAGACAGTATAATCCTGATGCCAGGAATTTGCTAGTTGTGGACAAACCAAAACTATCAACTGGCACTTTGAGGGCCTTTGAGAATATTTTGAAAAGTGTGACTTTCTTTGTTGGATATACTTCATAAAGGCTTTTTATGTCTTTTTCTATCTCAGTTATTGTCATATCTCCTATGTTCAGCTTCACTATTGTCTGTTTCTTAAGAAATGCATTACCAAATTTTAGCTCTATTCTAACTGTTGGCTTTCCGGTCTCATTTAATTCAAATAGCCTGTTTGAATACATCCACCTCAATGTCTTGTTGCCTTTTTCATTTTTATTTATAAAAAGCCATTCAGCAAAGTTCAGACCAAAAAGTCCACAAACTTGCTCTGGCTCCAAAATGAAGAACCCTGTGGGCACACTTGGTTTTTCCAATAACAATTTCTTATATATTGGGAAAGCTTCAGACACATTCATTCCTAAGCCTGAATAGTGAATCCCCATTTGACATTTTTGGCATATGGATGCTAATAGGGTTGAACCTCCTGATTCCAGAACCTGCTTAGTGAGATTAGAATAAATTTCTTGTCTCTGAGACATTTGTGATGCAGACTTTACTGTCACTGTTTGGAAAGTGTACTTGATTAAAGGAACAATAAGACCATTCCCTACTCTAAATATTGAATTGAATTCACTTAGTGGCCCAAAAGTACAAAGGACTGATTTTTTCTCTGAATATATCACACCAAATTTCTTATATGTTATTGCCTTTTGACCTGCTCTGACTGCATGGAACACTTTTACTGCCCTGAGTAAATCGATGTTCTGTTTATAATTCTTTATAATTTGTGTCACATGTGCTCCACCATCATCTGAAGAGTTTAAATGTAGTTGAATCAGGATTGAATCACAGGGCATAATGCCATTCTTTTTATCAAAAATTGAGTCATGAAGATAAGTGCTACAAGCCACATTGAAAGATGTCATTGTGGAAGCATATAAAGAACTTGTGAAATGCATTATACCTTGAACCATGTTTGACACATTTTTAAGGTAAGGGACCCCTTTTTCACAAAAAGTTCCTGTTGTGTCAAAACCAAAAAATTGGTCTTTCATTATATTAATGAATCTCATGTCAGTTGCAGGCATTCTCACATCTTTGTGTTTGATGAACAGGGATATCAATTTTGATGGCAACATAATCTTCTTTTTTGACCATAAATTCAATATCTTAACCACAATTCTGAACAGATCTTCTGGTAATAATACAAACATCATGCACCCAAACATAGGCATTACAAAGCTTTGAGCCCACCTGCTTGCATCATCACTGTCATTTGAGACAAAGACTTTGTCTTTCTCTTTTGCCATCAGACTTGTTCTTATATAATGATCTTCTGTTACAGTCACTTTCACATTTTTTGTCAACATCTCTTGAGGCACTTCTTTCCCTATTGTTCTGCTTAAAGTTTCTAACCAATGCACTACTAATCTTGCTTCAGCTTCTAGTATGCCTATTTCCCTCACACCACCAATCTGATCCTTCTCATCCAATTGAATTATGACACCTCTTCTGTTAAGTCTGTCCACCAGTTCATTTAAATTGTTGAAGGGGTTCTCTGTGATTATACCTTTGTTCAGTAGGTCTGTCATTGTGACAATTGCCTTTTGAGTCTGTTTCCTATTTTTTATCTTAATGTTTTTCTCATCTCTAAGTTGTTCTGAAATCTCCTTTTTATATTGATCTTTGTCAACTTGACCTGAAGATTTAAAAGTGGCAAACTCATCTGTTGTTTTCCTGACCATTTCTTTATTGAATTTGTCTTTTATCTCTTCAAAATAGTAAGAGCTAAATTTCTCCTGAAGTTTTTTAAGTGTTAGCATGCCACCAATCAAGACACAATCAATATCAAACTCATGAGCCCTCATTTTATGATATTTGGGAACTTGTTTTGACCCCATGTAATCTTGATTAGAAATGTACATCTCCATTTCCTCCTCACAAATTTTAGCATACAGTTTGAAACAGTTTTGCCTTTTATCTCTATCTTCTTTGTTGTGGATATTGCATGTGTAAAATATGTGCAGTATTTGTCTAAATTCTTCTAATTCAAATTTTTCACCATTTTTGGAATCAATGAAACTGAACAAACCTTTGAGTTTGTCTTTTGATTTGTTTCTTATCACATCTTCAATTTCTGGATCCAATTCCTCAACTTCTTCTATGTTGTAATCAAAAGCAAACTTGACGGGTGAAATCTTCCCTTGATAAGTTGAACACACATCCAGTAAGTTGTTGTAGATCCAGCACAAAAGTCTGCTCTTAGGAGCTTTATCAAGTTTATCAAGCATTTTGCATGGATCCGAAGGCCAAATGTCATTATTTCTGCAAATTTCCATGTAAAAGTATCTTAATTGCTGTATGTTGGCACTTGTCTGTTGCTTACTCTCTAGGAAACATAATAATTGGAAAGCATAATGACTTATGGTCTGCTCATCTAAAGATTCAATGGCACCCAAAAATGAATCATGAAAAACTTCAATATTTGTTGCCAATATGACACAGGCTTTTTCTGAAGACATCACCACATGTGATAGCCTGTGTCTGTTCACACTAACAAACTCAGTACAAGACCAATCATTCCCAGCATCCAACCATTTCTCACTTAGAGGGAACACCTCATCAATTCTGTCTTTTCTAACAAGTAGTGAGAAGAAGGCATGGGAATTGACTGATGTGCTTTTGATTAAAATGTAAATATCCAGACCTCTGACTTTCTTTAGCTCAAATTCATTGTTAGTCATTGTGTGTGTGAAAGATAGATTGACCTCCTCTAAGACTCTTGATAAAACATCCATAGCATTTCCTAATCTTGTTTTCTTAAATCTTGTTATGAAAGCTTCAGATGCAGGATAATCAATTGTTTCAACAGCAAGTGCAGTCTTGATTAATTCTTCATGTTTGTTTCTCAAATTGTCTAAGTGGAAATTAGTGTTGCTCAACCAGTCTTTGAAAGTTTTAAAATAATTGTCAATGTCTTTCCTCTGACAATCTAAAGTAAAGTGTTTTTTACTTTCCTCATAGTGTTTTTTAACTTCATAATAATTTTTTAATTTTTTTGCTTGAACTCCTCTCATAGCTATCTTGATCTGCTCGTATTCAGTCAGGTTTATCTTTGATCTTCTGAATTGCCTTCTTTCATACATTTCACTGGGCAGTTTTGGTTTAGGATTTAATGCCTCTTGTTCTATTTCACTTAGTGTTTTATTCTTCACTCTTGAGTTTGGGTTGTTCATCAAATTTTCAAGCATTTTCTTGTAGATTGAAGCCATGTGATTCAAGCCCTCCTTCATTTCAAAATAATAAGGCAGACTGGATTCATCTTCATTGATTATGTTTATGTTTGGTGCAAATATTGGTAATGAAATGACAGGCTTCATACTAATCTTATTGCTTTCCTTAATATCCCCAGAAATTTTCTCATCATCAATGTTTCCTCTGAATTCTTTCTCACACTCTTTAAAAGTTTTAACAGTTGATCTCCTAACAGAATACTCTGCTCCCTCCCTGATTGTTTCAACAAACTTCTCCTTAACCAAATCAGGATTTTTTGTCAATTCTTCTTTTCTTTTTCTCCAAACCTCTATCATTTCTTCTGTGATTTCAAGCTTGTCATCAGAATTTTTGTTTAACTTAATGTCTATTTTCTTCCAATTTTCATTCATCATTCTGATTTTGTCTTCTCTGACTTTATCTTGAGCATCTTCCCATCCCAAGTACTTTGCTTGAATCTTTATTACTTCTGCAGTTGAAAACATCCTTTTTGCTCTGTACATTATATTGTCGTCTATTCTCACAGGTGAAATGTATGAATTTGTTCCAAATCCAATGACATTTACAAAAAATCTTTTTGTTGTGTTGTACAATTTCTTATTAACATCAAGTTCTTTGTAGTAATAATCAGCTTTTAAATTAGCTTTGTCAACTAATGCTTCATTTGCTAACATTGATGTGGTGAAGAATTCAAAGAGATGGATAGAACTCTCTGTTTCAAAAATCACATCTGGTGTGACAGTTGATCCCTGTACATAATTGCTCAAAGGCACATCTGTTTTAAAGTATTCACCAGTTATTGCACTTGCACATAATTCATGTCTGATTTTTCTCATGTCTTTCTCAGTTATGAACAATTTGATTAATTCTTTGTCAAGCACTACATCCTTTCTGTCCTTTGTGATTAAGAGTAATTCAACATCAAAGTCTTTCCCTGCCAAATTAAGGTTGCCTTTATACTCATCCAAAATAGTGCTGCTATACAATCTTTCCTTTGAATTAAAAGTGCTTATTTTGATGTTTAATGCTTTATAGTAATCTTCAGGGTAAATTACTTCAGATCTTGAAGGTATAACAATCAAATCTTTTGAGTGGTTATTGTTTTCAATGATTTCAGCTAGGTCTTTTATTATTGTCAATTTATTCATGGTTGTCC